CAAGGTGCATCGATGCCAGCACAAGGCGGCAAGGCACAACCAACAAATACGCTTCCAGCTCCTGGCCAAACATCAACAGTACCACCACAAGGTAAAGGCGCGCCATCAAATCTACCTGACTACGCTAAACCTTATATGCCTACAGGACTACCTCCTGCTCAAGTACCACCACAAGGCGGTAAATCTCAAGCACAAATAGATCAAATTAATGCTGATATGGCTGCAAAAAGAACAGGACAACCACTAGTTCCAGCACAAGGCGGTAAAGGCGGAGGTCAGGGAGCAAACCCAGAACAACTTGCAGCATTACAAGCGGCATTAGATGCATCAAGATTACCACCAACAACTACTACGCCATCAAACCTTCCTGGTTATGCTCCATCAATAGGACAAGATCTAGCAATGGCACAAGTACAACAACCTTTAGGGTTAGCTGGTAGACCAGAAATACAAGCTGCTTATGCTCCACAAACAATAACCTCAGCTGATCAATTACGAGCAGCATACGCAAACCAACCAGCTCCAGTAATGCCAAGACCAGCTCCACAAGTAATGCCTATGCAACCTACCCCAAAGCCAGCTCCAGTTCCAGCTCCAATTCCTGGATTAGGTTTAGCTGCTTTACGAAATAAACCAATGCCAATATTAAAAGGTAGAAGATAATGAGACCTTCACGAGGTATGGGCGCTATTAAAAAGACTAAGATACCTAGTGCTACTGAGAATACTATGCCTAAGGGCGTGGTTAAAAAACGTCGTGACAACACAGACTTTACTCAGTTTAAAGAAGGCGGTCCTGTAGGACTTTATGCAAACATGAATGCTCGTAAGAAAAAAGGCATTTCACGTAGTAAAACAAAGTCCACAATAACACCAGAAGCATATGCAAATATGAAAAAAGGATTTCCTAAAGGGAAAAAATAATGGTAGATAGAACCACAGGGCAAACGGCGTTTAACTTAGATTTAAATAACTTAGTTGAAGATGCATTTGAAAGATGCGGTAAAGAACTACGTACAGGTTATGATTTAAGAACAGCACGACGTTCACTAAATATCATGACGATTGAGTGGGCTAACCGAGGCTTAAACCTATGGACTGTAGAACCTGGTCAAATTCAAATGAACCAAGGCCAGATCATGTACGCTCTACCTACTGATACAATTGACTTGCTCGACATGGTGACACGTACTGGAACAGGCACAAACCAACAAGACATTAATATTAACCGTATTAGTGAATCAACGTACATCACAATTCCTAATAAAAATGCTACAGGTCGTCCGATCCAAGTGTGGATTAATAGACAAAGTGGCCAAGAAAACCCTACTGATTTACTACTTGATGAAACACTTACTGCAGTAACAACTACTACAACAATTACGTTAGACTCAACTGTAAATTTAGCTCAATTTGGCTTTATTAAAATTGGTAATGAAACCATTCAATATGGTGGCATCGACGGAAACCAAATCACAGGCGTTGTTCGCGCGGTTAACAATACACCACTAGAACCTCATGCAATCGGGGCTAAAATATATGTACAAAACTTACCTACAGTTAATGTATGGCCAGCACCTGATCAAAGTAACTTCTATCAATTTGTTTACTATAGATTAAGACGTATTCAAGACGCAGGTAATGGACTTACTGTACAAGACATTCCATTCAGATTTATACCCGCTATGGTAGCAGGGCTCGCTTATTACTTAAGTGTTAAGTTACCTGGCGCTGAAGCTCGTATCGAAATGCTTAAACAAGATTACGAACAACAGTTCCAATTAGCTGCTGACGAAGATAGAGAAAAAGCATCTGTGAGGTTTGTACCTCGTGAAATGTTTTACCACGGGTAATTAAATGCCAAGTAAATATTCAAGCGGTAAAAGTTCGATTGCCCAGTGTGATCGATGTGGATTCAGATATAAGCTTAAACAACTTAAAAGATTGGTTATTAAGACCAAAAATGTTAATATACTGGTATGTCCAGAATGCTGGGAACCGGATCAACCGCAATTATCACTAGGTTTATACCCAGTAAATGATCCGCAAGCAGTTCGTAACCCAAGACCTGATAGTCCTAGTTATTATCAATCAGGTTTAAATGGCTTACAAATAACTGAAACTACTGGACCTGGTATTGATTCTACGGGCGTTCCGATGGGGGGTAGCAGAATTATACAGTGGGGCTGGCAGCCAGTAGGTGGCTCTAGTTTTTTCGATGCACCATTAACTCCTAATTATTTAGTAGCAACGGGTGTAGTGGCAAGTGTAACGGTAACAACAACATAAGGAGAAGTATATGGGATTCAGATCAGCAGCAGATGGAATTACTAAACAAGGTAAAACTAAGGGTAAAAACTTAGGTGACTCAGGTGCAAACGTGCCGATTCAAAAAGGTCCAAAAGAGTCAGGTAGCAAAGGTGGTAAAACCAATGCGGACATGAAAACTATGGGTCGTGGTATGGCTAAAGTTGCAGCACAAAAAAAGGGGTAATAACATGGCTAAAAATGACTTTCCAAAACCAACACCAGCGGAATCATTTCCACTAGGGCACGCTAAAGAAAACAAAGATGCCAGTGCTTATACTGGATTTAAATATCCATCAGGTGGTGGTAATGATATTGGTATCTACAAACAACCAATGCCTAGCCCAAATAGTTTAGATATTGAGGTTTCTCAAGACCCTAACAAGTTAAAGTCACAAGACCTTAATTTTAAAACAGCTAGACAACGTGTAAGCATGGGTGATCCAGGATCTAAAGTAATTAATAGAAATGGTGAAATTACTATTCGTGGTTGCGGTGCAGCTACTAAAGGTACAAAAGCTCGTGGCCCGATGGCGTAATAAATGAATTACACGCAGCTAGTTAATGAAATACAAAGTTATACTGAGAATACGTTTGAAACAACGGATGTAAATACGTTTATAACCCAAGCGGAACAACGTATTTATAACTCAGTACAACTACCTGCATTACGTAAAAACGTAACAGGTACAACTACGTCAGGTAATAAGTATTTAGCTATACCTACTAATTGGTTAGCTACGTTTAGCTTAGCTGTAATTAATGCTAATAATGAGTATTTATATTTATTAAATAAAGATGTTAATTTTATAAGACAATCGTTCCCTGATACTGATTCAGAATTTTACGGTGTACCTCAGTATTATGCAGTGTTTGATAATACTTCTTTTATTATGGGTCCTACACCAGATGAAAGTTATGATGTCGAGTTACACTATTTCTACTACCCTGAGTCAATTACTACGACTGAATCAGGTACTAGTTGGCTAGGGGATAACTTTAGTTCAGCTTTACTCTATGGTTCTTTATTAGAAGCTTACACCTACATGAAGGGTGAAGCGGATGTGATAGCTGAATATCAAAAACGATACGACGAAGCTATGGCGTTATTAAAACAACTTGCAGATGGTAAAGATAGACAGGATGCATATAGGAGTGGGCAAGTAAGATACCCAGTACAATAATGGCAATAGGACAAACCCAGACTACAGCATTCAAATTAAATTTATTAAAGGGCTTAGAGAACTTTAATGTGGGTACACCCTACACATACAAAATAGCTCTTTATACAGCTAATGCTACTTTAAACGAATCAACTACTGTATATACTACAGATTACGAAATTACGGGTACTGGGTATATTGCTGGTGGTAAAGAATTAACCGTAATAGGATTAGGAAGTGATACAGACAATAATACAGCTTATGTATCATTTGAAAATGTAACTTGGAATCCTGCGAATTTTACTACTGCCGGGGCTTTGATATATAATGGCGATACTGATGCAGCTGTTTGTGTATTAAATTTTGGTAGTGATAAAACGGCAACAAGTACATTTACAATAACGTTTCCAGCAGCTACGTCAACAGCCGCTGTATTAAGAATTAATTAGGGGATATATTATGATGCAAAAAGAACAAAACGGATTTGGCGATGAAGCTACTATAGCATTAAATGCTAATGCTCAAGCCAATGAAACTGTAGGCCTTGAGGGCTTTTATAAAGTTGAATGCCGTGACGCAGCTGGTAATTTAAAATGGGAAGAAGCATTTCCTAACTTAGTCAATGAAGTAGGTAAAGAACTTATGTTCAATACATTACTTCGTACATCTGGTACATACACAACAGTAGGACCGTTCTTAGGTTTAATTGGCGGAGCTACTCCAACGTTTGGTACTGGTACCGATACAATGACTTCACATGCTGGTTGGACAGAATTCATTAACTATACAGTAGGCGGTTCAGCCGTACGCGGTACAGCAGTGTTTAGTGCAGCAACTTCAACTGGCTCAACACCAACTAACGTTACTACATGTGCAGCGTCATCTATCACTTACACTATTACAGGTGCTGGTGGTACAGTGAGTGGTTGCTTCTTAGTCACGGGTTCTGGTGCTGTAAATACACAAAGTAATACTGGCGGTGTTTTATACTCAGCAGGCGCATTTGCGGTAGCTAAAATTACAACAGCTGGTGATACAGTAAGCGTTACATACTCAACAACTGCTACAAGCTAAGGAGCTTAAATGGCTCTCGTAGTCAAGGATCGGGTTCAGGAAGCCACCACGACGAGTGGTACCGGCACACTTACATTTTCAGGTCCTATACCTGGATACCAATCCTTTTCTTCAGCTATTGGTAATGGTAATGTTACTTTCTATACTATCTATGATAATACTGCTCAAGTATGGGAAGTGGGTATTGGTACTGTTGGCGCTGGTACTTTAGCTCGTACTACTGTCCTTTCAAACTCTTCTGGCACTACATCCCCTATTAATTTAGCCGGAAATTCAAGTTTAGTATTTTGTACTTACCCTGCAGAAAAATCTATTAATTATGATGTTAATGATGTTGCCACTATTGGTGAAGTATTAGGTTATTCTGATACAGGTATTATTGGATCTTTTGCCTCTACTGTTGCAGGCTATAATCAAGTTGTTGTCCAAAATAAAAGCACTGCTACAAACGCTTCAACTAACTTTAATGTATCTAATGACGCAGGTACTTCAGGATCTAATTACGCTGAATTAGGTATTAACTCTTCTACTTTTGTTGGTACAGGTTCATTTAATATTGCTGGGGCATCTTACGTAGCATCCGCTTCTACTGATTTAACACTTGGTACATATGGTGCTTACAGCATTCACTTTGTAACTAATAGCAATACAACTGATGCAATGACTATCTATAATAATGGTGGTGTTTCATTAGGCACATTTGGAAATCCGGGCATCAAAAATATAGCGGCTAGTAAATTTGTGCCAGGGTATTCAGCGGTTACCTCAGCTGCTGGTACTACAGTTTTAACAGCAGATTCTAATTACTACCAAAATCTAGTTGGGTCTACAACACAAACATTCCAATTACCTGATGCTACAACATTACTAGTTGGTACTACATTTATTTTTGATAATAACTCTACTGGCGTATTAACTATTGTTGATAATGCTTCTGGGTCTGTTGACACACTACCTAGTGGTGCTGCAGGTTTTGTATACCTAGCTAATA